CATTAGTTATATTGGAATTTGCCATTCCTCGTTTAAGAATACTGTCTAATGTTGTCCAAGGCATATTAATCGTTTCAGAAAATTTCTTGAGACTTCCATACCTTTCTATAATAAGAGATTTAATATTGGCTTCAAGCTCTTGCATATACGATTAACCCTCCTTTTTCAAATCTCTAACTAAATTGATAATAACACCAAAATCTCGAAAAATCAATATAAATATATAATGAATCAATATAAAATCTCGAAAAATCGAAAAAATATATTGACATTCACGAAAATTCGTATATACTTTAAAATATAATCACGAAAAATCGAGAAAGAGAGGTGAGAAAGTGTTTCCAAATTTAGAAGCAGAGATGGCACGAGGAAAAATAACACAATCTAGTATTGCATTGTCATTGGGAATTACACCAACAACATTTTCTTTTAAGTTAAATGGTAAAGCTCCAATTTCCTTAAAAGAGTGTGTAAAAATAAAAAACACTTTTTTCCCAGACAAGACATTGGACTACTTATTTGCAACTGATTCAGACAACAAGGAATCAGCGTAAGGGATAGCAGGTACAGGGGAGGTGAGAGAAGTGAAGGAGCGAAAAACAGATGATTGGAAAGAAAAGATAGTAAGAGTCTGCTTGACAATATTCTTTCCAGTGCTGATTGCGTGGACAATCTGTGCACTGGTTAAAATATTGCTCGACTTCGGTTTGATTACATAAGACGCTCAGATATTTCCTGTAATGGATATGAAATCAGGAAGTGGAAAACTTCCGGCATGCAATATGGCGGTGGTTTATTTTAATGTACATGCTCCAAACAGAGAAATAACTATTCGTGAAAACTATGTGCTGCACAGTAGTCTGGAATGGAAACTGTCAGAACTGTTCCGTGGTGTCGGTCTGAAAAAAGAAGGTGAAGAGCTCCGTATGGACTGGAGTGCACTGCCGGGTAAGACTGCACGAGCAAAGATCGGGCTGAGAGCAGGGACAAAAGATCCGACAAAGAAATACAATTACATTGAGAAGCTTTATCCGAAAGAGGCATCGAAGCCGGCATTTACACCAGGGGGATTTTAAAAGATGGAGCTGAGACCATATCAGCAGGAAGCAAAGGATGCAATCTTTGAGCAGTGGGACAGCGGAGTGTTAAAAACTCTGCTGGTCCTTCCAACAGGATGCGGTAAGACAGTAGTTTTTGCAAAAGTGACAGAAGACTGCGTTCGTCAGGGTAGCAGGGTACTTATACTTGCGCACCGTGGAGAGCTACTGGATCAGGCGGCTGACAAACTGAAAAAGACAACAGGGCTTGGTTGTGCAGTAGAAAAAGCAGAATCTTCATGTCAGGGTACATGGTTCCGTGTAGTTGTTGGCTCTGTCCAGACACTTATGAGAGAGAAACGTCTGAGCAGTTTTGATTCAGATTATTTTGACACGATCATTATAGATGAGGCACATCACTGTATTTCAGATAGTTACCAGAGAGTTTTACAGCATTTTTCAGGAGCACATGTACTGGGAGTTACAGCTACACCGGACAGGGGTGACATGAAAAATCTTGGTACATATTTTGAATCCCTTGCTTATGAATATACGCTTCCGAAAGCGATCAAAGAGGGATATCTGTCACCAATAAAAGCACTGACGATTCCGTTAAAGATTGATATGAGCAGTGTATCCGTACAGGCAGGAGACTTTAAAGCAAGTGATATCAGTACTGCATTGGATCCATATCTGCAAGGAATTGCAGAAGAAATGAAGAAATACTGTCAGGATAAAAAGACTGTTGTGTTTCTTCCATTAGTAAAGACCAGTCAGAAGTTCCGTGATCTGCTGAATGAAAATGGTTTCCGTGCTGCAGAAGTAAATGGAGACAGTCAGGACAGAGCTGAGATTTTAAAAGATTTTGATTCTGGAAAATACAATGTGCTGTGCAATTCCATGCTTTTGACGGAAGGCTGGGACTGCCCGTCTGTTGACTGCATTGTAGTTCTGAGACCGACAAAGGTCAGAAGTCTTTACTGTCAGATGGTGGGACGAGGTACCAGATTGTCACCGGAGACAGGAAAAGATCATCTGCTGTTGTTGGATTTCCTCTGGCACACAGAACGACATGAGCTGTGTCATCCGGCCAGCCTGATCTGTGAAAGTGCAGAAGTAGCCCAGAAGATGACTGAGAATCTGGAAAAAGAAGCCGGTATGCCGGTTGACATTGAAGAGGCAGAGAAAAAAGCATCAGAGGATGTTGTGGCACAGAGAGAAGAATCCCTTGCGAAACAGCTTGCAGAGATGAAAAGACGAAAGAAAAAACTTGTAGATCCGTTACAGTTCGAGATGTCGATTCAGGCGGAGGACTTATCAAGTTATGTCCCGTCGTTTGGATGGGAGATGGGACCGCCGTCTGATAAACAGAAGGATACATTGGAAAAACTGGGTATTCTCCCAGATCAGATCGATAATGCAGGAAAGGCTGCGAAGATTCTTGATCGACTGGAAAAGCGAAAAACAGAAGGACTTACCACTCCAAAACAGATCCGTTTTTTGGAGAGCAGAGGCTTTCAGCATGTAGGTACGTGGCAATTTGAAACAGCAAAGAATCTGATTGATCGGATTGCTGGTAATGGATGGAAAATCCCAAGTGATATTGTACCACAGGAATATAAAGGAGCGTAAACATGGAGCAGAGGACAAGCCTTGCAGAAATAATTGAATACATCGATCCCGGTTCTCTGAGCTATCAGGAATGGTGTTCTGTCGGAATGGCATTGAAGCTGGAAGGCTATCCGATCAGCGTCTGGGATCAGTGGAGCAAAAAAGATTTCAGCAGATACCATGCAGGAGAATGCGAGCGAAAATGGAGAACCTTTTCAGGATCCTCATCTCCGGTGACTGGTGGCACAATCGTTCAGATGGCAATCGAACATGGCTGGGTGCCTGAAAGAGGGCATGAACTAGACTGGAATGACAGCATTCAGGTTGACAGTGACCGTGTTGTTGTAGATAAGAACTGGCTGGAAGGAAAAGAAATTCAGGAGCCTGAGAACTGGAATCCAGCTGAACAGCTGATCACATATCTGGAAACATTGTTTGAAGCAGGCGAAAATGTAGGATATGTGACCGGCAGCTGGGAAAAAACTGACGAAAAAGGGACACGCTGGCTTCCACAGAAAGGTTCCTGGGATCGTACAGCAGGACAGCTTATCGAACAGCTGAATAGTTGTAACGGAGATATTGGCTCTGTACTTGGTGATTATAATCCAGAAGCAGGTGCGTGGATCCGTTTCAATCCATTAGACGGGAATGGTTGTAAGAATGAAAATGTAACAGAGTACAGATATGCACTGGTTGAATCAGACCATATGGATATCGAGCAGCAGAATGCAATTCTTCGTGAACTGGAGCTTCCTATCGCGTGTCTGGTGTATTCCGGCAAGAAAAGCCTTCATGCGATCGTGCGTGTAGATGCAGCGGATTATAACGAATACAGAAAACGTGTCGATTATCTTTATGAAGTATGCCAGAAAAACGGTATTGACGTAGATACACAGAACAGGAACCCTTCCAGACTGTCCAGAATGCCCGGTGTACAGCGTGGGGAAAAGAAACAGTTTATTGTAGATACCAATCTGGGGAAAGCATCCTGGAATGAATGGTATGAGTGGATTGAAGGAGTGAATGATGATCTTCCGGAACCGGAGGAGTTGGAATCAGTATGGGACAATCTCCCGGAGCTGTCACCGTGTCTGATCGAGGGAATCCTCAGAAAAGGACATAAGATGCTGATCGCCGGTCCATCAAAAGCCGGTAAGTCATTCCTGCAGATAGAACTGTGCATTGCCATTGCAGAAGGCAAGAAATGGCTGAAGTGGTATTGTGCGCAGGGACGTGTGATGTATGTCAATCTGGAGCTGGACAGAGCAAGCTGTCTGCATCGTTTCAAGGATGTTTATGCGGCAATGGGAATTGTTCCGAATAACCTTCAAAACATTGATATCTGGAACTTACGAGGTAAGTCAGTGCCGATGGATAAGCTGGCACCTAAGCTGATCAGAAGAGCGGCAAAGAAAGATTATGTAGCAATCATTATCGACCCGATCTATAAAGTTATTACCGGTGATGAAAACAGCGCTGACCAGATGGCAAACTTCTGTAACCAGTTCGACAAGGTATGTACAGAGCTGGGATGTGCAGTGATCTATTGTCACCATCACAGCAAGGGAAGTCAGGGCGGCAAGAAATCCATGGACCGTGCTTCTGGATCCGGTGTATTTGCCCGTGATCCGGATGCACTTCTGGATTTGACAGAACTGGAACCAACAGAAGCTTTGATGAAACAGGAAGAAAATAAAGCCATCTGTGCGGCCTGCAAAGCATATCTGGATGCACATTTTGAATGGCAGGATGATCTTTCACAAGATGATCCACTGAGCAGTACAGCAATGCTGGATTACTGCAGAGAGCATCTGAAACAATGGCAGATGGTAGTTCTGAATGAGCAGATTGAAATTGCAAAAGCAAAAGTACGGGCAAAAACAGCATGGAGGATTGAGGGAACGCTCAGAGAGTTTCCGAAGTTTGAACCGGTCAATTTATGGTTCGATTATCCGGTGCATCGTATTGATCATGTTGGAAGTCTTAAGGATTTACAGCTGGAGGCAGAGAAACCGATGTGGGAAAAAGCAGCTCAGAAAAGGAAAGAAAATGCTCAGAAAACTCGTGAGCGTAAGTTGAATGAATTTGAGATTGCATTTCAGAATATTGAATTTGATGGCAGGGAAATTTCGGCTGCAGAATTGGCAGAGGCGCTTGATACGACCTCACGAGAATTGCTTTCATGGTTGGGAGAAACTAAGAGACAGAAAAAAGAATTAAGAAAAAAATTTGAAAAATATATTGGTGATGATGGAAAAGCCTATATCAGAAGAAAGGGTGCACAAGACTGAACATAACCTAGATTATGAGCAGTGCACATAACTGTAATTTTTATGGTCATGTTCACGGGTGCGCATAATCATAATTTTCTGGTTATGAGCAGTGCTCAAAAAAGGGGGTGCACAACTATATACTACGTATATATGTATGTGCGCACCCCACCTAGCGGGGATAGGTAGTCGTGCGACAAGCTCACGCACGACGACCACCCACCCCGCACTCAGGTGGGCACCATACCTTGAGCAGGGAAAAAGGAGTTGAATTTTTTTGGAGACTGAATTTTTTTTAGCAATGAATCCTCCGACAGTAACCCATCAGGAACACAAGGTTGCTGTGGTAAGTGGCAGACCGATATTTTATGATCCGCCGGAACTGAAAGCGGCCAGACAGAAACTAATGGCATATCTTGGCAGGGAGGTTCCGGAAGAACCATATCGAAAAGGTGTTCGATTGGTGACAAAGTGGTGTTGCGGCATATATCCAGAAGCGGATGGAAGAGCGCCAGAAACGAACAGAAATAACGCAGGACAGGGTCCTGGAAGAACTGGCGGCTATTGCTTTTGCAAGAGCTACTGATTTCGCAGAAGTGAAAGACGGATTCGTTATCATAAAAGATACAGCAGGGTTATCAGAACAGCAGATTAAAGCGATTGCCGGAATAAAAGAAGGTAAGTTTGGCGTTGAACTGAAATTGAATGACAAGGAAAAAGCATTGGAGCTCCTCGGCAGACATCTCGGAATGTTCAAAGACAGGGTGGAAGTATCCGGTCTGGAAGAAGAGAAAAAGAAACTGGGAGATATCCTGGAACAGTTGCGTGGTGGTGGATAGTGAGCACTGAACGTCTGGTACTATCAGAAAAATACAAAGCATTCCTGAGATGCGATGCACCGGTCGAGTTCCTTGAAGGCACGACAGCCGCGGGCAAGACAACCGTTGGTCTGTTTAAATTCATGTGCAAGGTTGCGGAATCACCGAAGAAACTGCATATCCTGGCAGCAGACGATACCGGAGCAGCAGAAAAAAATATCATCAACAAAGATCTTGGCATCCTGGATGATTTCGGAATATTGACAGAGTACAAAGGCAATGGATCCGGAGAATATAAGATGCCACATATCTTGTTCCATACATCCAGCGGAGATAAAATCATCTTTGTTGCCGGGTATGGAAACAAGAGCAAGTGGAAAGATGCCCTCGGCGGTCAGTACGGATGTCTGTATATTGATGAGATCAACACTGCGAACATAGAATTTGTCCGCGAGGCATCCATGCGCTGTGATTATCTGATGGCAACACTTAATCCTGATGATCCGAGCCTTGACGTATACAAAGAGTACATCAACTGCAGCAGACCACTTCCTGAATGGGAAGACAGCACTCCAAGAGAAATTAAAGACGAATTGAAAGAAGAACCAAAACCCGGCTGGGTTCATTGGTTCTTTTCTTTTGATGATAATGCCGGACTTCCGGAAGAAAAGAAACAGCGAATCATACAGAATACCCCGAAGGGAACAAAGATCTGGAAAAACAAGATTGAGGGGCTGAGAGGAAAAGCAACTGGTCTGGTGTTCAGTAACTTTAGCCGTGCGCGTCATGTAAAAACAAAAGAATGGGCAAAACAATTTGTTCAGGTTTCGGGTACTACAAAGAAAAATGAATTTTTTATGTGGTTCTCGGCAGCAGTAGATACTTCATATTCGCAGAAGTCACCGGATACGATTGCGTTTTCTTTTCTGGGAATTACAAACAAGGGAAAATGTGTTGTTCTGGATGAGAAAGTGTATAGCAATGCAGAACTGGATACTCCATTGGCCCCGTCAGACACGGTAAAAAATCTGATTGATTTTCTGGACAGGAACAAAAAAGAATGGGGACTTGCACGAAATGATGTGTACGCACTGTTACAGCAGACCGGTTTATGCTGCATGTTAGCGAGGTGATCGTATGAGATACCCATGTTTGGTACCGAAAAGACTCTGCAAGACAGATATTACCTGTTCATTCGAGCGGGAAGGTCTGAATGAGTATGGGGAACCACTTAAAACAATAGAGTATTCTGGAAAGTGTAATTATCAGGACAAAGCAAGAACAGTCCCGACAGCAGAAAAAAAGCTGGTACAGATTACAGGTACAGCACTGTTCCCGGGTGACATCTGCCCGGAACTGCCGGTGATCTCCGGCGGCTCTGCAGAGATCTTCGGGATGAAAAGACGAATCGAGCAGGGGACAAAGGCAAGAAATCCTGATGGTTCCGTGAATTATACAGAGGTGATGCTGGTATGAGCAATCTGATCAGTGTGAATTCAGTAATAAAACTGAATCTTCCGATGATCCGGAAACTGACAGAGGCACAGACAACTGCTCTGGAACAGACTGCAGAAGCGTTGTTACATACGGAAGTTGTGCAGGCACAGGTATTTCCACGAGATACCGGAAATCTCCAGAATGAAAGTACATTTCTGGACCGTTCTGAAAGTGAGAATGGAAAAGTTTCCATTGTGTCCAGCACACCATATGCTCGCCGCCTGTATTTCCATCCGAAATATCACTTCCAGACGGGAGAGAACCCGAACGCACGTGGCAAGTGGTATACAGACTGGCTTCCGGGTGGTAAAGAAGCTGATTTTGCGGCCAAGGCATTCAAAGAGATCTACAGGAGGCTGACGGGAATATGATGATGTTGGAAGATGTAAGAGACTATATTGCGTCTCTTAATGTGGCAGATCATGTGTATATGGGAAAACTTCCAGATAAGGAAGAAAAATCCATAGGAGTTTATAACAGCAAGCATCAGCATGCATATCATACAGCCCTTGGAGGTCCCTCTCTGGAAGGCTATGGCGAGAAATACGTAACTATATTGATGCATTGGAATAAATCTCCAAGAGACACAGAAAAGGCGGCTACAGAGCTGTTTGACAAGCTTAGAGCCATGCGAGATGCAACAATCAACAATGTAACAATTAAGTTTTTTCAGCCCTTTTATCCAGTCCAGGATGTTGGCACTGATGATGCCGGCATCTATGAAATGGTCATAGAAGGGGCTTTTATTTTTGAGAAGAAAGAAGGTAAAGAGACATGAAAATGAATCTTCAGAAGTTTGCAGGGAAGACCAATGTATTCCCGGTTTCTGACAACCAGTTCAAGCTTGGCGCAAGCAAGGAAGCAGCTACAATGCCTGCAGATCTGGAAACTTTTTCTCCGTCATTTTCTAATGGAGTAGAGACATGGACTCCTATGGATGCCGAGGGATGGCAGAGAGCATTAATGACCGCAAAGGCAGTAACGATTACGCTCAGTGGTAAAAGGAACATCGGAGATACCGGAAATGATTTTGTAGCCGGAAAAACATTTACAAACGGCCACGATTCAGAAGCTTATTTTGAATGGATCATGCCTGACGGTACAAGTATTTCCTGGCTGAATGCCGTGATTGATGTCAAAAACAATTCCGGTGGCGATGCCACAAACGTAGGCGCACTGGAATTTGACGTGATCAGTAATGGAAAACCGACGGTAACACCGGCACTGTAAAAGGAGATAAAATGGCAAAAGTAGTAAATATCACAGAAAAGCTGGAATTTGAATCCAATCCGATTATGGAAATTGGAACACTTGAAGTTGAGGTAAAAGCAGATGCTGAAACAATGCTGAGACTGATGGGAGTTTTTGCAGAAAACAGTGAGCTTGAGGCAGTTGGTAAGGCGATGAACCTTATTTTTGATCCGGAAGACGTAAAGGCCATCTGTAATCTGAAAAGAAATGGAAGAAAACTGTCTGCAGGATCTTTGATGACCATTGTCCAGGAAGCAATGAAACTTGTACTGGGAGAAGAAGAACAGGGAGAGCAGTGACCCGTACTATGATCTGATAGAAGACTTTGACCTGGTCGTGTCTTCTTTTCAGTCACAGTACGGGATTCGTTTGTCCAGGGAGCTGCCGGCCGGAATGAAATGGGAAGAGTTCCGAGATCTTCTTGTAGGAATCGGGCCAGATACAGCTCTTGGAAGGATTGTTTCTATTCGTGCAGAGGACCGGAAAGAAATTTTGGAGAATTTTACACCAGAACAGCACCGGGTCCGAAATGCATGGCAGTTGAGGCATGCAGAATTTGTGAAAGCACATACATCGAAAGCGCAGGTGGATGCACAGATGCAGGCAATGAAGATGGCATTTATGCGCATGGCAGGCCTTGGAGGAGATTAAAAATTGAAAAGTTAAAGGTAAGATGCCCTTTCTGTGGATACGAACAGAAAGTACAGTATGCTCCGGATGCAAAATGCCGGGGTGTCTTTTACAAGTGTCAGGCAAGGCACTGCAAGAAAGAATTTGAAATAAAAATAAACCAGGACAAGTAGTGCCACTGTGCCGATGTCCTCGTGACAGAGGCAGGTGGTATATATGTCAGCAACAAGCGTTGGACAGATTGGTCTTGATCTGGTTGTAAATAAAAATCAGTTCGAAAGTCAGATGGCCGGGATAACCGGCATGGCGAAAAAAGCAGGAGCGGCACTTGCAGCGGCTTTTGGAGTAAAAAAACTGGTTGATTTCGGAAAACAGTGTCTGGAACTGGGGTCTGATCTTGCGGAAGTTCAGAACGTTGTAGATGTTACCTTTCCGAAGATGACCGCACAGGTCGATGAATTCGCCAGAAGTGCAGCACAGAGCTTCGGTCTGTCAGAGACCATGGCGAAACAGTACACCGGTACATTCGGTGCCATGGCAAAAGCTTTCGGGTTTACCGAAAAGCAGGCTTACGATATGGGTTCAACCCTGACCGGACTGGCAGGTGATGTGGCATCATTCTACAACATTTCTCAGGACGAGGCATACACAAAGCTGAAATCGGTATTTACCGGTGAAACGGAAAGTTTAAAAGATCTCGGTGTCGTAATGACACAGACAGCTCTTGATTCTTACGCTATGGCGAATGGATTCGGGAAAACAACTTCGGCAATGTCCGAAGCGGAAAAGGTAGCCCTACGTTACCAGTTCGTACAGGATAAGCTGTCGGCCGCACAGGGCGACTTTGCACGTACTTCCGGAAGCTGGGCGAACCAGTGCAGGATACTGAGTCTGCAGATACAGTCTCTCATGGCAACGATCGGACAGGGCCTGATTAACTTATTTACTCCGATCATTCGAGTAATCAATATGGTGATCGGAAAGCTTGTCACACTGGCAAATGCGTTTAAGTCCTTTACGAAATTAATCACGGGAAATAAATCTAGTGGTTCAGACAGTAGCGGCGTAGCAGCAGTTGCAGGAGCGGCAGATGATGCAGGAACCGGTCTGGAGAACGCATCTGATTCTGCGTCTAATCTGGCAAGCAACACGGATAAGGTTGGACAGGCAGCACAGAACGCAGCGAAAAAGATGAAAGCCCTCATGGGCTTTGACAAGATCAACAAGCTGGATGCACAGTCAGATTCAAGTTCCGGCAGTTCTTCCTCTCCGTCAACCGGAACAGGAGGCACCGGAGCACTTGGAAGCGCAGTCGATTTCGGAAACCTTGCTGAGGGTGATACGGTTCTTGATAAGACAGATAAAAAAATGTCTGCACTGATAAAACGGTGTCAGGAACTTGCGAAACTGTTCAAAAAAGGATTCGAAATCGGATTTGGAAATTCACAGAAGAAAATCGACTCCATAAATGAATCCGTAAAAAGCATCGGCAAGAACTTAAAGGAAGTCTTCACTGATTCGGCAGTCGTAAATGCAGCGAACCGATGTGTGAATAATATTGCTCTGGCATTTGGAAAAATCACAGGATCCACAGCAAGGATAGGGCTTACATTAGCAGATAATCTTGTTGGTGGTGTTGATAAATATCTTGCGAAGAGCAAGAACTATATTAAAAAACGCATTGTTTCAATGTTCGATGCGACAGGAGAGATTGCAAAGCTTTCGGGAGATTTCAGTGTTGCACTGGCAGATATCTTTGATATTTTTTCAAGTGATGATGCGAAGGGAATCACTGCAGATATCATTCAGGTATTTTCAGATGGTTTTCTTGGAGCAACAGATCTGGCGGTTAAATTCGAAAGAGATTTTGTATCACTTTTTACTGTTCCGATTATCCAGAATACAGATAAAATCTCCGGAACTCTGGAGAATATGCTTTCCCGATGGAGAACTGTATTTGATGCACTTTCACAGAGTGTTACAGATACGTTCGAAAAAGCTAATGAAGTTTATGATCAGTATTTTTCCCCATTTGTGGATGCAATTACACAAGGCATCTCAGATATCCAAGGAACGTTTCTGGATGCATACAATACGTATCTTTCACCGATTCTTGATTACCTGGCGGATAAGTTCAGCACTGTGTGGTCAGAGCATATCCAGCCGGCATTGGATGGGATTCTTGAACTGATGGGAAAACTGTTAGAGAACCTGGGAGCCTTGTGGCAAAACACATTGGTTCCGTTCATCGAATGGCTCATCAACAACATCATGCCGGTCCTTTCGCCGATCATCGGAACCATCGGCACTCTGATCCTTGATCTTCTGGCGGTGGCCGGTGATGTGATCAGTGGAATCACTACAATTTTAGGCGGATTTCTTGATTTCTGTACAGGAGTATTTACCAGCGATTTTAGCATGTGCTGGCAGGGGATTGAAGAAATCCTGCAGGGATTCAAAAGGATTGCTGCTTCGATATTCGATTTTGCGAAGAAAAATATCCTGCAGCCGTTTATTGATTTTGTGAAAGGAATTTTCCAGACAGACTGGTCAAAGAGTTTCGGAACATTAGGCTCTGTTTTAAACACGTTCCTTGGTACCGTGCAGCGTATATGGGGAAATATAAAACGCGTATTCAATGGGATCGTGGAATTTATTACTGGTGTTTTTTCTGGAAACTGGAAGCAGGCATGGAACGGAATCAAGGAAATTTTCGGAGGAGTATTTGGCTCTCTCATAGCACTGGCAAAAGTACCACTGAATGCCGTGATTGATCTGATCAATGAATTAATGAACAAGCTGAACTCAGGACTGGCGGCAATTGAAAACGCGTTCTCATTCAGTTATGACTTTAAGAATCCGATTACCGGAACAAGACATTATGGACATTATGGAATGTCTCTTCCGAGAGTACCAACTATTCCACATCTGGCACAGGGCGCATACGTCAAGCCAAACACACCACAGCTCGCCATGATCGGTGATAACATGCACCAGGGAGAAGTTGTAGCTCCGGAGAATAAACTGAGAGAAATGGCAATAGAAGCTGTCAGGGCAGCAGGCGGATCCGGTGTCACAAGGGAAGATCTGGAAACCATAATGAACCGTGCAGTGATGCGGATCATAGCTGCTCTTTCGCAGATGGGATTCTACCTTGATGGTAAAAAGCTGGCAGAAGCTGAGAATGCAGTAAAAGCAGAAATAGATAGGCGCTTCAACACCGTGGACATTAAGTAGGAGGGAACATGAAAAAAGGCGAAATTTTAAAATCAGGAGATGTGGTCCTTCCTGCACCAACCACCCTGTCTGTAGCAGATGAGATCATATGGACCTCAGACACCGGAAGGACGCTGATGGGACGGATGGTTGGAGATATAGTAGCTGAGAAGAAAAATATCAGTATAAAGTGGGAGTGGTTGACAGACAAAGAAGTGAAAATGATTAAAAACCGGTTGATAGCCGGCTTTTTTCCGTTCACATTCCATGATTCAGGGATTGATTTTACGATCGAAGCTTACAGGGGAACGCTGACCAAAGAACATTACGGTTATCTGGGAGATGGGAATTATTACTACAGGACTGTTTCGGTAGATGTGATACAGAGGTGACAAGATGATCAATACAAGCATAGCATTCCGCAGAGCATTAAGCGGAAACAGGGAGTTCAGGATAAAAGATACGATCACCCTGAAAAATAAAAAAGAGATTCCGATTCCGATGATGGATCTGAGAGAGTATAAGATCAATGAAGCTACTTCTGCATCTGGGAAATTCGAAATAGGCGCTGCAGTGATTAAAGAATACAAGGTTACACTGGATAATTCGGAAGAACAATATGATGACTGCGATTTTGAAGGCGCAAATATACAGGCTGCGATTGGTCTGAAACTGGCGGATGGGACGTGGGAAGACCTGAAAAAAGGATTGTATCGGGTATATACAGCAACATTCGGCGAAACTACACTGCAGATCACAGCCTATGATGAAATGATCTATTTTGACAGACCGTACAGCGAATGTACCCTTTCCTATCCGGCAACGGTCCGGGACATTGTACTGGATGCCTGTCGGCACTGTCAGGTGGATTGCGAGTCCGGTTCAATTGAGATGGGAAACTACATTGTCAAAACAAAACCAGAAGGAAGCATAACGTATCGAGACGTGATTTCATATTGTGCACAGATAATGGGCTGCTATGCACGAATTAATCATCTGGGACGGCTTGCTTTTGGATGGTACGATTTTTCGGCAGTAGGATCCGGTGATCTGGATGGCGGGATTTTTGATACCGCATCACAGGAAAAATATTTGTCCGGTGATGAAGCTGACGGCGGAACATTTGACGATTACAGTTCCGGATATACATACGATGGTGGCACATTTGTCGACATGGACACTTATCATCATTTCTACGATCTGTACAACAAGTCAATAAACGGAACCGACATCAACATCACAGGAATCCAGATCACAGCAAAGAAAGACAGTGCAGATGAAAAATATCTGTATGGCACGAATACATACGCACTGGAAATCAAAGACAATCCTCTGATCCAGACAGATACGATGCAGCAGGTAGCGAAACACATAGGAGATAAGATTATCAACAAACCGTTTCGTCCGATGAGCATTTCTGTTCAGGGGAATCCGGCAATCGAAGCCGGTGATGTAGCTGTGGTATCACCAAAGACAACATCTTCATATACAACAGTGATCACAGACACCACATTCAGCCTGTTTGCGGCACAGTCGATCTCATCCACAGCCGAGACACCAACTGCAAAAACATTCACACGCTATGGAGCAGCGACAAAGCTACTGGAAGCCGCACGGAATTACACTGATCAGGAAATGTCTGCCTACGACCTTGTCGTCCAGCAGATGAGCCAACTTGCTGCCAACACCTTAGGTTTCCACGAGACAAAAATCATCCAGGACGACGGTTCCGTGATCGTATACCGGCATGACAAACCGAAATTATCCGAATCAAAGATAGTATATAAATCCGGTATTGATGGTTTCTTCGTAACGAGAAGCTACACCGGCAAAGATTCCACTACAGTCTGGAAAGCAGGATTCGACAGTAACGGCAATGCAGCTCTCAATATCCTTTCCGTGATCGGCATCCACTGGGATTGGGCATATGGTGGAATATTAAGTCTTGGTGGAAAAGGGAATGGAAACGGTGTTCTGAAAGTTTTTGATGAAAATGGAAAGTTAATCGGCCAGTGGGACAGAAACGGTATTGTTGCACAGTCAGGGAAGTTTTCCGGGGACATAACCGGTGCCAGCGGTACTTTTTCAGGCAGATTGGATTCCCAGACAGGAAATATTGCAGGATGGGATATTTCAAGTGAGGGACTGAGTGCCGCAAAAATGAAGATCTACAGTAATAAGTCTATTAATGCAAATGATTCACCGGATGATATTTTTACTGATGATCCTTATACGAGAATATATAAGGATGGTATTACAACAGATCAGATATTTGCAAATGAAATTAATTTTACACCTAAAAAGGGCAGCACGTATTACAAAGGCACCACGAAAACAGTAACTGTGGTAACGGATGTAAGCGGTTCAACTGTTAAGTCCACAAAATTAACATTCATAGATGGAATGCTGGTTCATGAGACAGTTTAAAAGGAGGGGTAACATGGCAATAACAATGCGGCATGGTCCGTACAACAAATTTGATCCTCAGAAACTCCGCACGGCTGAGATTGCTGTGGTGACAGAAGGGGATCCTCATGCATCGGACGGGAAAGCAATCTACCAGTGCTTTTCTCCGGGCGATGTTAAATGTATGGCAACCTATGAAGATATGCTAGATCAGATTGACGAGGCCGGAGGAGAAGTCATCGACAATCATATCGAGGAAAAAGTCGGAGTAGCTCTGAAAGCCTGTGAGGATGCCACAAAAGCGGCACAGGATGCAAAGACGAATGCAGACAAGGCAGTTTCCAGTGCGAATACTGCGGCATCGAGCGCAAGTACTGCAGCTAATACTGCAAATAAGGCAGCTGAGGCCGCGTCCAAGGCAGCAGAGGATTGCAAGAACCTGATTGATGAGAAACATGTGGCAGAAATTGAAAAAGCAGTGCAACAGTCACTCATGGTAGATGCTGTAGATGGTACTGTGACCGGTAAGACAGTAACAGATCTTCCGGAGAATACAACACCGGCAGATACAGATTATTTCCTTAATGCGACGGGGAATGCAATGAAAAAAACAAAAGTGTCGCAGCTGATCACGTGGCTGAAGGAGAAGCTGGGGATTAATGCACTAAACACGAAAATGAATGATTATGTTACTATTAAAAATTTTGCTCAAAAAATAACTCTGAAAAGTGGTATTGCGACTGTAAATATCAATGCTGCATTAGATGGTTATATACTTTTAGGAATCGTGCGATGCAGTTTCGCGAGTAGTTATTTAACTACGACTGGATATACATTAAGTGGAAATAATTTATCACTTAATGTACGAGACGTTTCGGCACCTACGACTTCCTCAGCTTCGGCAAACTGCTATGTAACAGCATTGTATGTTAAAAATTAAATTTTTAGAAAATTGTGCCGGCGCAACCGGAGAAAGAGAACGTATCATGAACAATACAATAGCAATATTCGAACCAGGCTTAAGATACATCAGGACGTCTGGCCTTTGGCAGTATGACTATGGCCAGACGTCCTGCGGATTCAGGGAATAAATCTTCCATCAGTAGTAGAAATCCATTTCTCATTGACTGATAAAAGCGGTAGTTCTGTTACAAGACTTGGAACGTCGAAAGATGGTGTTACAGAAGTAGTAATTCCAGACTCAATGCTTGAAAACAATGGGATTGGACAGAATTACAACATTTATGCCTTTGTATATTTGACTGATGAAAAATCAGGGAATACAGAATATCGGGTCAAAATTCCGGTAAAGACAAGACCGAAGCCAGAAGTACCAGTAGCACCGGAAAAACCTGATTTATTCAGGAATGTAGTAAAGACAGTAAATGACGCAACTGATCGCGCCGAAGTGGCGGAAAAATCTGCCGAAGCGTGGGTACATGGAAATGAAAATTATCCAGAGCGAGAAAATGACAACGCAAGATATTATGCTGATCAGGCACATAAAGAAGCTGCATCAATTTTAGGCAGAGTAGAGGAAGGCAAGAAAAGTATAGATTCCTATGTCAATGAGAAAAGGGAAGAACTGAAAGGTAATACCGGAGATGTGTTTTTTGCAGCGTTCCGCGTCGTGGACGGCCGTTTGAAAATGTATTCAGACGCATCTGTCGACAAGGTGTGTTTTGAACGGTCTGGAAGCCGACTGAAATACAGACTGAAAATATAAGGAGGAAATATGAGAACTGAGAATGATTATACGGAAACCGACCTTGGAAACATCTCTCCGAATCCAAGAGGTGAATATGATGAGAAAGCATCTTATGAATATCTGGATCTCATAAGTTATCAGGGTGGATCATACCTCTGCCTTGCAGAGCCTAAAACGATTGTTTCCGGAATAGCTCCGAAAGCTGGGCAGAATACCGAAGTATGGCAGATGATTGCGCTTCCGGGTGATCTCACATCGGAATACATTGCCATGCATGATGATATTGTTGTAAAGGCGAAACAGGCAGAAGCTTCCAGATTGGCCGCAGAACTTGCACAGCAGACTACAGAAGCAGCTCGGGCAGATGTACAGCAGTTACATGCAGATGCTGTAAGAGCAACAGAGGAAGCTGAAAACAGCAGAGATACTGCAGGTGGTTATGCGGCAGCTGCTGAACAGTCCAGAAAAGCGGCAAAAGAATCAGAAGACAATGCACATGCACAGGTTACTGGTTTTGACAGCTATGTGGCTGAGAAGACCACTCAGGCTACTCAGGATATAGAATCAGCAAGACAGACAGCAGTCAGCGCAGTAACTTCTCAGCAAGACACCTCTGTACAGGCAGTTGCCGCAGAAGGGAAAAAGTACATAGATGCTATCAAAGCTGATGCTGAAACTGTGGCAAATGACAGACAGGCTGTAGAAGAAGCGGCACAGACTGTGGTTACGCAGGCTCAGGAAGTAGCCCAGAATACACAGACGGTTGCCACTAATACAGAGAGTGCTGCGAAATCGGCTCAGAGTGCGCAGACCTCAGCTGAAAATGCGGCAAAATCAGCTGAGGGCGTACAGGACGCAGTAAATCAGATTACCACGAATACAAAAGATATTTCTGATTTGAAAACAGATGTGCAGAATGCAGAAGATGTTCTCGCTGGCAAAATCTCCAAGTTCTACGCAACAAACAATGGTGAGAACCACTTAGCCGATTCTGATAATGGCAAAATTCAAGATATGAAAGTATTCGGTAATAGTGAGCAGAAGAAATATAACGGATATCAGTTATTCGCATTGGCACCAACCAATAAATCAACAGGAGAAAAAGTAAGTCTGCCATATACAGAAAATGGAATAACAGTAGATATTGCAAATGATGGAATTGGATACACAGTACGTGGCACAAATACATTAAATGAACAAGTATCTGATATATATTTATCTATGTCAAATGCGTTTGATATTGAGGCTGGAACGTATACAAGAAGTGGAAAAATAATTAATGGAAATAACAATGTTGAATTAATCTCTGGTGGGGGTATTTCAAGCGGTGGATGCCTAGAATATAAAGTTAACAAAGAAAACTTTACATTTACTGAAACTGTAAAAAAAGGTAAGAGTGGTAACTTTATCATTCGTATTTCACCGAGCGCAACAGTAAATGCTATTGTATATTTTCAAATTGAAAAGGGTTCAGAAGCACATGCCTACGAACCATACACCGGCGGTCAACCATCTCCCTCTCCTGACTATCCGCAGGTGATTAAGAGTGTCGTGAATCCTACCATTAAGGTTCGTGGGAAAAATTTATTTGACCAAGCAAAAGTGTTTAAAAACATTGATATTGCTGTTCGAGACATTATTGGATTGGATTGTCGCAACATTGTTGGACGAAAATCACAGAGACGATACTATTTGATAGAATGCAAACCAAACACAAAATATTATATGACGTTTGTGAATCCAACGAATAATATTTTTATTGGAATTGCTGATAAAAATTATATTGGAATGAAAAACATTGCCGTTTTCGAAACCTTTACGAGAAAAATATTTACGACAAGTAATGATGCTAACTTTATAGTGTTAAATACAGATGTTACGAGTGATATTTGCTTATCTACAGATGATGGTAATTACGAACCATACACCGAACAATCCATACAGCTTCCAATCACCATTAATGCAATTCCAGTCTCAAGTGGTGGTAACGTCACGATCAACGGACAGCAGTATATTTCGGATTATGTGGACGTGGAACGGGGGAAATTGGTGAGGATGGTTGGAGTTGCCGACCAAGACACATTTGAAATATCTAAATGGGAAAGCACTGGCAGTATCGTAATTTTTAGCAAAATATCCAATGTAGGGACTGGAGATGCTATAGTAACTATATCAAGTAAATTTACAGCGGATTGGTCAGCAGGTGATGAAATACATCATTTTACGCAGCCAACAGGACAAACGTTAGTTATGGTTCTTCCTAAAACAATAACAACGGTTGAGCAAGGTGAAGCGATACGAGCTAAAGGTTTTAAATTCTATTATATATTAGTAACACCAATCGAAATCGACCTCACCGAGGAAGAAAACGCCGCATTAAAAGAACTTGCAACCTATTATCCAGTAACGAACATCAGCATCAATTCAGAACAGATTGACGGATATACAATATTTAACTATCCAATAAGTATGGCAAATGGTTGGAACTATGTGAAACAGCAACTCAACGACAACCGAGATTATATCTATGATATGGACAGTCGTACACAGGACATTGACACACAGGCGGCAGAAGCCTATGTCAATAGCGAATACGTAGTAGCACTTACAGAATTGGAGGTATAGAAAATGTTATACAAAACACTCAAAAAACTCAAAGAAAGAAACGGTCTCACAGACGACCTCAAGAACAAGATTGACGTATTTTTTGCAGTTGGGAGAATCACAGAGGAACAGTACAATGACCTCATGGACGTAAAAGAGGAAGCCGACCCAGACTTGACAGAAGAATAATAAATTCATAATGGATATAAAAACAATCGCTATATGACTGATATATAAAGTCTGACAGCGGTTATTTTTATATCAGAAAGGAAGTAATGAAAGAAATACTTATGCAGACCTACACCATTGTCCTGCCTATAATCCTGGGGTATATCGTTTGGCTTCTGAAGAACCAGAAAAAGGACCGAGACGCAAACAGCAAGGGAACCATGCTCCTGCTCCGGACGCAGCTGATAGAGTATCACACGAAATACATGCAGCTGGGAGATATCCCGTCGTATGCATACCAGAACTTTTGTGAAATGTACGATGCTTATCATGCTTTGGGCGGGAATGGGATGGTGACAAAAATGAAACAGGAAATTGAAGAATTGCACATCAAACGTAAAGGAGAATAAACATGGATATGAATGTAATGATGCAGTATGTAACCTATGGACTTGCAGTACTCGGAGTGCTTGCTTTTATGGTGTCAATTGTTGTGCAGGTGATTAAAGAGCTTCCGAAGCTCAACAAGATTCCAACCAGCATTGTTGCACTGGTCACGTCACTGATCCTGTGCCCTGTGGCGGTAGTGGTCATGTGTACATATTATAAGATTGCAATCACCTGGTACTATATCTTTTCTTCGTTTTTGGCCGCATTTATTGTTTATCTGGTAGCAACCGGCGGCTGGGAGAAGGTAAAATCCATCTGGGACCGTACAAAATATAACAAAGTTTCAGGGGACGAGTAATCGTCCCCTGCTTACTATATAGCAGGAGGGATGACAGATGGAAATAAAAGGTATTGATGTATCTGCGCATCAGGGTAAAATCAACTGGGACACGGTCGCTGCTTACGGCATGGACTTCGTGCTTCTCCGAATAACTGAACTTGGAAATGTAGTGGATTCGTATTTTGAAACCAACTTTGCCGCATGCAATAAGCACAAGATCCCGGTCGGAGTATATAAGTATTCGTATGCAATGACCATCGCGGAGATCCAGTCAGAAGCTCGTAAGGTAGTCTCAACTCTGAACGGCCGGAAGATCCAGTTCCCGGTATTTCTCGATCTGGAATATCACAACCAAAGAACGCTCGGAGCAGAGAGCATCCACAAGATGGCGGATGCCTTCCGGAAGATCATCGAGGCAGCAGGATATACGTTTGCAATCTATTGCAACCTTGACTGGTACATAAACGTGATTTGCAGTCACCTCAGAAAATATGAGTTCTGGATTGCCCGCTATCCAGACAATGACAACGGAACCATGCAGGAAAGACTCCGGCCGGATATTGGTGTTGGATGGCAGTACAGCTCAAAAGCGAAGATTCCGGGAATCTCCGGTAACGTAGACAGAGATGTATTTTACAAGAATTATGCAGAACCACAGAAGGAGGAAACAACGGTGTCAAAAAAAACAAAACTGCAGGAATTTAACGATCTTGGTGATTTCTATGCCGGTGAAGGAACCGGTAAACCATATCTGGAAAAAGCTACACTTGCATATCTGGACGACTTCCAGCGTAATGCAGGATATAACAACTACACAAAGTTTGCCCGTGATGTCAACAGCTGGGGACAGCCGGGATGTCAGGGACAGCCATGGTGTGCAGTATATCAGTTCTGGAAACTGGTAAAAGTATTCGGACTGAAAAAGGCTCTGCAGATCATGGGCGGTGGTTTCTATAACTGTCAGAGCGTAACCAGACATGCAAAAGCAAACGGCACATGGAAGAAGACACCGAAGAAAGGCGCGCTGATCATCTTCCGGAACGGCGCACATATTGGTTCGGTGCGGAAATTTGACACTACTTATGTATATACCAACGAAGGCAATACTTCCAGTGCTCCCGGAGTGATCGCCAACGGTGGCGCATGCCGGAACAAAAAATATAAGCTCACAGATTCCGCAATTGACGGATATGTCTGGATTGATTATGGTACAGCCACTGATCAGACATCAACAGCGACGGCAATTAAGCTGAACAAGACACCGAAGTATGTAGCGAAAGTTACAGCAACAGAACTCAATGTGCGTTCCTGGGCTGGCGCAGAGAATCCGAAGATTAAGAAGTGGCCGCTTCTGAAGAAAGGAAATCTGGTAGATGTATGCGATACCATCAGGGCAGCAGACAAATCGGAATGGAACTACATCCGGATTGCAGGCAAGTACTATGGATTTGTTGCAAAGAAATATCTGAAGAAACAGTAATATAATTAAGAAGAAACTCCGGCAGGTACCCATCT